TTCCCTCGAACATGGCGCGCTCAGCAGCACGGCGAGTGACGAGCCCCTTCAGCACCTTCCCGCCCGCCTTATTCCAGCGGTCGAACTGAGCAGCAGCGCCCTTGTAGTCGCCAGCATTCAGCAAGCGCAGCAGCGTCGAATTGCCGAGGTTGGCTGCGCCAAGGTTGTATGTGAACGAGACCAAGGCGTCGAGCTGGCCCTGCGTCAGCGGAACCTTGACCAGGCGCAGAACCTGATCCTCAAACCTCTTCACGTCGTCGCGCAGCAGTTCATCGGCTCGTTCCTTGGTGATGACCTGCCCCTCTTTCACGCCAGCAGTTGTGCCATAGCCGATTGTCCAGACGCCGGCCGGGCATTTGTAGGCAGACAGGCGCAGGCCCTCGAAAGACTTGATCAGGTCAAGCCCCTTCTGTGATGTGTTCATGCTTTCTCCGGGCAGTAAAAACCCGGCGCAGTGGCCGGGTAATTTATGGTCTGTAAGGTGTGGGCTATTCAACATCCGCCCAAGAGGTGCGGCGTATTATCTCGCCAGCAGTTGAAGTTGGGATTCCGAAAAAAATGGCCGTCTTCTTGATGCTTCCAGACTCAAGCGCATGCTTCCTGATCTTTCGCACAAGCTCGACAGTCATCTTATTTGTGCTTTTGTTCCTGCAGTTTTCTGCATGGCTTACAAATCGACAGTTGAGTGGCGAGTAATCACCATCATTGTCAATTCGATCAAGCTCCATGCCATCGGCATATCCATTTGCGAAGGCCCATTGCGCAAATGACTCAGGGTTATTTGCCCAGTCATCACATACCCTAATTCCCCTGGCGCCATAGCGGCCATAGTCCTTGCTCTTTGAATTTGTGCATCGGTAGACGGCGCTTTTAATAATTCTATATAGCGGGTGAGTAGATTTTCTGGCCGCCAGTCCATGCGTGCTTCTCGCTTTCAATGCGCATATACGGCACATCCTGTGCCTATCCTTCTTTGCAACCAGAGATTTTAATCCGCACCCACTACAGACGCGCTCGTATAGGGTGATCATTTTACCGCCTCTCTCCACTTGAACAGAGCTAGGGCTTAGGCGGTCTCGCTTGTCTTTCATTGCGCATTGATGGCACGTCATAGACAGGTATCTCTTTTTGACAATCGATACCTGGCCGCACCCAGAGCAGGTGCGCTCATAGAGCGCTTTCCCGTCGTTCCCATAGCTGTGGACGGAAAGATGAATGTTAAAATCCACAATAGCCATATGCCGAACCTCTCAACAGGTTGGTACTTGGTCAGACACCGATGCCGTTGGCGCGGCATCGGTGTTGCTGTAATTTTATACAGTATGCAGGCCGATGGCGAGCAACATCACCTCAGCCTCTCGGCTCGACATCCGCGCAGGCAGCAGCGCGAGAGCGGGCGCTATGGCTCGCTCTCGGATTTCAGATAGGGTCATGGGAAATCCTTCAGGCGTAAAAAAGCCCCGGCTGGCGGGGCTGTGGTGTCTGTTTCGTCGTGACTGGACTTAGCTCTTATGAGTAGAATGCGCCGGCATTTGTAGGAGCAACGCATGGAGCCTCGTAGCTTGAACTATCGGCCAGACATAGACGGGCTTAGAGCAATGGCCGTGTTGGCCGTATCCGTATTCCATTTCAATAGGGATTGGCTCCCCGGCGGATTCATCGGCGTAGATGTCTTCTTCGTGATTTCAGGGTTCCTGATCACTGGGATTATCTACGGCAAGGGGGCTGAATTCTCTTTCGCTGATTTCTACGGTCGCCGGATACGGAGAATCCTACCGGCGGCCATCTTCGTTACTGTCGTTACGCTCATTGCTGGCTCACTACTGATGATGCCGGCCGATGTAATAACCCTGTCGAACTCCTCGATTGCAGCAGCCCTCTCAGCCGCAAATGTCTATTTTTGGCTGTTCCTAGACACTAGCTATTTCGCGCCATCGTCCGAGACTGTGCCGTTACTACACATGTGGTCTCTAGGCGTGGAAGAGCAGTTCTATCTCGTTTGGCCTGCGTTAATGGTCATAGCCATGAAAGTTGGTGGCAAGCGCTTGTTGTCAGTCACCGCTCTGCTTATTGCAATAGCCTCGTTTGGGGTAAGCGAGTACTACGTTACCCGCGATCCCTCTTTCGCCTACTACATGTTGCCGTCCCGCGCTGGCGAGCTCTTGATTGGGGCGATCCTGTTCCTATGGATGGACTCCAGGCGAATTGGCGAAGCGGTTGCAAACTGGGCTGGGGTTATCGGCCTAGCGCTTGTTGCAGGCTCTCTGGTCATGCTTGATGAAAAAGGCGGATTTCCTGGCATCCGCTCCATCATCCCATCGGTCGGCGCCGCACTTATAATCCTCGGCGGCACCAACCAGGCCGGTCTGCTCGCCAGAAGCCTGGCAACTCCTGTCGCCGTATCAATTGGCCTCCGCTCTTTCTCCTTGTACCTGTGGCATTGGCCGGTTTTAGCGTTCTATAGGTATGCGTATGGTGAGCCTACGCTGGTGGGCGGCCTTGCGTGCGCAGGTATTATTTGGATGCTCACCGAGCTTACCTACCGCATGATCGAGTCGCCGTTCCGGGGATACACGCCTAGCTGGATACTCACAAAAGCCACGCCGATATTCGCTACGAGCATGGCGGTAATGGCATTCAGCGTTTTCTTGGTTCAAAACAACGGCGTACTTCCAACCGAATCTGCCAAAGCGTATTTGGCGCAGCTAAATTTGCATGATCACAACACTAAGGCGGCAAGCAAATTTAAGTTTAATTGCCAGATGTTCAAAAATGACCCTGACCTATGGACACAGGATCGCTGCTTGATCGGCGATACATCTGAGCCGGCTGAAGCTTTACTTTGGGGCGACTCGAATGCTGCACACTACGTTGGGTATCTAAAGGCTGTAGCGGAACACTCGCATGTTGCTGTACGCAATATTTCACACTCTTCTTGCCCACCGACCCGCAACCTTGACGGCTTGGTTCCGCCCGCCCTGCAGGAATCTTGCAATGAGTTCAACAACAAGGCGTTTGCGGAGTCGAAAAACTACCGCACCGTAATTATCGGGGCTGCTTGGAATAACTATGCGAAAGTGAACGGCAAACCTCAGTTCGAGGCGACGATAGCGGAACTTGCTGCCAACGGTAACCAAGTGGTAATCGCGCTCAATGTTCCTGTGTTCGAAGAGCTTGATCGAATGTGTAGTGCAAAGTCCATCCGTTTCCCCGGCATGGACTGTGCTTCTAAATCGGTATTCGCCTCATTTGCTGATAGCGACACCAACGCCTATCTAATCGATCTAGCAAGCCGGCACCCAAACGTCAGCACGTTCGGTGTACGTGAGCAGATCTGTAAGGACGGTAAGTGCTCCGCCTACCAAGACGGCGCCCTACTGTACTACGACCGCGGTCACCTCAGCATGGTCGGCTCCGAGCTGATCGGCAAAGCCGCGATTAAAGCCGGCGCGGTACCCCAGCCAATCGCCGCGCTATCCCGAAGAGCCGTTAACACGTCAGTTACGCGAATGGATTCCGGGCGATGATAGATTTGCTTTAGTTTTACCCTAGCTCCGGCAATGCCCCGCTAACGGGGCTGCCTCTACTTACGCGCTGATCGCACCAAACGGCTTCCAAGTGCCGGGAGTGCCTGCGGCTGTACATACCCACCCAATGGTCCCTCCTGCGGAAGCTGCGGTATTCCATACAACGTCGTTTCGTGCCCAGCTGCCTGCGGTCGGGGCTCCGCTGCTCCACGACTCCTTTCGGTTCCATGTATTTCCATATTCGTAAAGGGACGTTACGCCCGCGCCCGTTACCTGGAGAAAGCCGTGGATGTACGATCCAAGCGCAGTGTTTCCCTTGATCTGCGCAGCAGCCACTCCTGAAGTTCCGCCCACTCTGAACGCACGCTGACCAAGAGTGCCTCCGTCGGTAACGCTGCGGACCAGATTGTTTGCCAATGATAAGAAATTGACTTCCTCGGCGAATATGCCGGTAGCAGTGGAGGCAAAAACCTCATTGTTCGATATGTCGATGCTAAGATTCGGCTGCGCCCCGACAGAACCTATACCTGCACCACCCGCGTAGTTGACCATGTTCCCCCGGATCATAGCTAGGCCGTCGCAACCCGCAAACGCGATCCCCTGCGCCCCTGCATTTTTTACTATGTTGTCGCACACTTGGAAGGAAGTGGCTTTGTTCAGGTAAATGCCGATATCCCCAGCACTGTCGACTATATTTCCGCTGATCAGGATGTTCTGCGGTGCGGTGTCAGCGCTACTAACTTCAATCCCTCTGTAGGGGCAGTTGGAAATCATGTTATCGGTGATAACGTACCTTCCAGATACCGGAGCCAGCGTTGCGCTGACGAGATGTATCCCGCCCCCGTAACCCTTCCCGACATCCACGAAACTATTCATCTGGTTTCCGGTGATGGTCAGGTTACGGGCGTTAACCTTCCCTCGGATGGGTGTGACTCTGCTGCTGATGAACAGGTTGTTTGATATGTTTACGTCCTCGGCCCAGGCGTAAGCATCGATCACGCCAACACCGCTTCCATCGGTAAAACGCCCGTACCCCCTGAACTGGTTGTTCGTGATCTGGACCTTCGTATACGAAGCAACCGACGTATCAACCCCCGCGATAGCGATGGCGCTGATGCCTTGGTTGAGGGTCGTAAGACCGTGATCGAAGTCGCAGCCGTCTACGATGAGTTCAGCACCATCGGCGGCGAACACGGTGAAGGTGTTGTACACCCCGCTTTGGCTCGCGGTGCCTCCACGAAACGCGGAGTTGCGAATTACCAGGCGGTCTCGGGTGGCTGCGTCCTTGTCGCCGCGCACACGGACGGCCCCCTCGCAGAAATCCTTTAGCAGGCAGTTTTCTAAGACGAGGTTGATGCCGCCAACTTCGCTATTGATGAGGAATTTCCCAGATCCAAACGTCTGACCGGTATTGTTTTGGTTGAGAGTCAGCCCAACTAGACGGACCTCCGCCCCCGCTCCTGTGACGCTTAAACCAGTCCGATCGGAGCCGCTCAGCTGCCGGAGTTCCGCCATGCCCTCTCCGACAATCTCTACTGACGACGGCACAACGATCTGGACGAACGAATAAACTTGCCCAAGGTTAGGCACCACGATCCGGCCGCCTTCAGCAGCAGTGATCGCAGCCGCGAACGCGGGCGACCAGTCCCAGGTTGCTGGGTCGAGCGGGTCAGGCTTACTAACGACGTGCCCTGCGAACTCCCAAATATTCAGCGCAGTGGCCGAAAGCCGCTCGGACACGGTGCTTACGCCGTCGACTAGGGCCGTACGGGACCATCCAATCAGCCCAGCCCCGCTATTTGCTGCCAGCTCCTGCCGCAGCACGTCATCCCCAAGCAGCACGAGATTGGCCGAGTCGGTCGCCCAGGTGCCAGTCAGTGTCAAAGGAAGCGTAGCGCCAGGGCCAGGACGGTAGAGCCCTGCTGTTGTGCCGGTAGTCGTCGCATTGACCGCCACATATTCATTGCGCTCGGCCAGAACAACGCCGGCCGCATAATCGCCCTTGCTCACATAGCCCGAGGACACCAGAAATGCCTGGAACCGGCTTTCTTTGTCCGCCTGGCTCAGCGCGAAAGAGGTCTCCCGGCCTTCCTGTGACGTGTCGAAATCGTTCTCCATCCCCGCCCAGGACTGGCGCAGCACGCCCTTGCGGTCGGCGTAGAACGGATCGGCGCCGTTGACCAGCTTGTCGAGATTTTCGGCGTTGTCGTACAGGTCGCGCGGATCGGTCGACGGGACGTTGTTGCCGGTGTTGAAGGTCATATGGTTTTACTCCAGGCGTGCAAATCCGCACGGCGTCCTTGCGGGCCGTGTCCGGTATGTGGTGTTGGCTAGTGGTTAGGCGGGAGGGAATGCATCATCGAACGTGAATAGGCGATCGTCATAGTTGACGGCCTTCACAGAGGCACCGCTATCGCCACTAGGGTCGATAGATGTGATCAGCACCGGATAGCTCCAGCGATTCATCGGGCCGAACAGCAGGTGCGGAGGCTCGATGCTCCAGCTGGTGTCTGGCTCAAAATCAAGCGCAGGCACGGTCATCCGGTAGTCATCGACTCGCGTTGCTGTGTAGGGCCCTGATAGCGTGCCATCCGGCCGCCTGATGGCCACGACGTGCTCGCCGTCGCCCCATGTCAGCGGCTCGGACGATTCCAACATGGTCATCCCGTTGCCAGAGACGAAATCAAGCAGCAGCGCGCTCTGGCCATAGCCTGGCACGTCATCTGCCGCAGCGCAGTACGACAGGTACCGCGAATTGAGCGCGTCAAGCTCAGTCGACCAGCCATAGGACCAGCGGCGATAGAGCTGCTCCATCCTGCGCCGCATACCGATGCGCCAGGCGCGCGTCTCGTCAGTAACCCCTTCGACCTTGATCTTCTCGACGCGCCGGCCAAGGTCTCCAGGCAGCCGGCACTCCACAGTCTCTTTCTGCCAGGTGATGCCGTCCGTGTACTCCACGTCTACACCGTCGAAATCGTCCGGTTGGAACGCCGCGAACTGGCGCGTCAGCTGCTCGGTCATGTTCTGCGGCGTGTACATGTGCTCGAACGTCGTGCGAGGCTCATCGCGCACTGGACGAATAAGGCCGCGGTCGACTGTTAGCTCGGCGAAGCCAGCCATCAGCGCGTCGTTGAGCCACTCCTTCACCGTGCCAGAGCTATCAATCGCAGCGTCGAACGTGTCCCCACGCGCGCGCCAGATTGCATCGAGGCGGTCCAGCTCCTCGAAATCGATATCGTCATCCGTGTAGCCGATCGAATGCGCGACGTAGGCGAACCACGGCGCGATGTCGCGAGTTGGCGTTTCGACATCCCACGCTCCACCGTTGCGTACCGGCAGAACGCGGGTGGCCACGACCGACACCAGCTGCTCAGACTGCGATGCCAGGCGATGACCGCCGCGCACGCGGATGGCCAGCGTCGTGACGTCCTCATAACTGGTTGGCGGCTGCAGCTTTGACCGCAGGCCATACCACTGAACCGTGTCCTGGATGTTCGGGTTTGTCGATTTCGCACCGATCCGCCGAACGCGCGCCTCCGGCCTGATAGCAGAGCCAATCGATATTTTCTCGGTATAGCCGAGCTGATCCAATGTCTTGGCGGTGTAGGTCTTCTTCACTGAAGTCCATGCGCCGGCAGTAGCCATGTCTCGGTACTGCATTTCTACCGTTACGGACCGGTCAATCAGCTGCCCCTTCGAGCCGATATGAATCAGGCCGCCCGGGAACATGAAGTCGAACTCAAGCTCATCCGTCGTCTCGCCTGCCGGGCATACGGCAAACGGGCCGGCCCAGTCGCCCTCCTGCGTGCTGGCGTCGAGCGTCAGCTCTGCATCGCTCATGGTCACCGGAGTGAATCCACTCCATGCCGTGTCTGTAGACCCGGTATCAGTGAGCCGATCGACGCTGATGGCGGTTGCGCTTCCTGCAGTCAGGCGGTAGCGCATACCGTCGTAGCCTACAGCCAGGCGTGCAGAGCCCGGCGACAGGCCAACCACGGGGCTGCCGCTCTCGTAGTTCAGGGCGATCGAAACAGGCGTAGGGTCGGAGGGCCCTGCCGTGGTTACAGAGGCAATCACGAATGTGCCAGCGATATCACCAGCCAACTCGATGACCATCCCAGCGAACGGCTCGAGCTGGGTCAGGTTCCCCTCGAGAGAGCCGCCGTCTGAACCAATCGTATACGTCAGGTACTGCTCAATACGCACGATCATGCCGGCGTCCCAGCCGTCCGGGAACGCGCCGGCGCCAGAGGGAACGGTGATGGTGTCGCCGCTGAAAATGTAGCTCGAGGCCGTAGATACTGGATCAACCGCATAGGTAGCACGCAGCTCGAGACCTGCCGTTCCGCTGCTGGTTGAACCAACCTCGGTCGCGGTATGCCACCAATCGGCCGCACGTTCAGCCGCAACGCTAGCGCCCGGCTGATAGATCGCGTATTCGGCGTCGGCGCCCAGCGAGATGACAGGCGTGTCGCCGACTAGGATCTCGCTGGCGTTGATCTGGTATTTGCCCTTGCCGATACATAGGAGCATCTCGACCCACTGAGATTTCGGGCTGCCTGCCTGGAAATACCGGTGCGGCGGTGTCAGGTAGTCGGGGTAAACCTTGCGCCGTCCCGCGATCTCACGGATAGGCGAGTTGATGCGGATCTTGTTGCCCTTGGCCGCTGCCTCGGCCAGCTTGTCGCCCTGCGTCGTGTTGTTCTTCGGCGTTGACGGAAGCTTGGGCATGAACAGCCCTGTGACCACGCTGACCGCCGCAACGATGGTCGCGACCGCAATCAGCGACTCAACGCCTTTTGGCTCGACGCGGATCGCTACGACATCATCAGGCCCGAACTCAGCAGTCACCCAGGCATCAGGTGAAATCAGAACACCGTTGATCTCGACGCTGATCGGCGGCGCCTCGCGCTGCTCATAGCTCGGCACATTCGCGCGCAGCCATGACTCGACAGTCATTCGCTGCAGGGTGCGATGTGTTTCGATAGGCGCGCCGGGCAACTTGCTCGGATAAATCTCGATCATGACTTGTCCCGGTAGTAGATGACGCGCGCGTATTCGCGCTTGAAATCGGTCAGGCTGAGTAGCCTGGCGCTGGTCTTGGCGTTGCGGATCTCCAGCACGCGCAGCCCATCACCGAGGTCAACCACAACGGCAACATGCAGGCAGAGCGAGCCGCGGAAGCAGGCAGCGATTGCCCCAACTTCCGGCGCGCACTCCTCCATCGTTGCTGCCTCTGCCCGGTACGCCCGGGTGAACTCGGCTGGCTGCGTGTTCCTGACATCGCCCCACGAAGGCAGCAGGCGCTTGCCGTAGATAACGTGTCGAACCTCCCTGACCAGCCCCCAGCAGTCGTAACGATCCGGCCCGCG